TTGGTAGGTATTGCTCATAAGGGAACTTCTGGCTTGACCTTTAATAGTGGCCAGAATGCGTTTACCTCTGTAGTAGGTGGTGGAGCAGCTTTTAAGATTTCTAAGACTGTTAGCCCCTTCGTTGAAGCGGATTATGTTTGGACTGCTTATCACAATACTGACCCTACTAACTTCTTAGTTGTTAGTGAGAGACAGAATAATGTGAGATTTGTAACAGGTGTAAACTTTACGTTCTAAGGGAACATGCATTTAGACAAGTTGGAGGGACTTGCAAAGGAATCTTTCACGCATCCCAATACTAGATTTCATAGTTGGGAAGCATGTGTAGAGCCAGCAAAGAAATCTTTTGCTAGATTATCTCCAGACCAAAAAGCCGTAGTTACTCGTTCATGGCTCAAGTATCTTAAGGACGAGCAACGTATTGGAACAGCAGATTTGCCACCGGATTCTCCAGTTTTCAAGCAAGAACTGGAGAATCTACAGGTGTACCGATTTATAGCGCAGACGAACCTATTCTATCTCTGCCATTTGTTAGAGAAGTACTCTCTGACCACTATCAGTACACATGAGGAAATTTGCAACAAGCATTTCATCCAGAAAGACCCTACCTTTGCAACTTTCGATGATTTTGCTAATCAGTACACAGGTTTAAAAGAAAGTTTATTACTGGTACCACGAGGCGGCTTCAAGTCGTCCATTGATATTGCGGATTCAGTGCAATGGGTCATTTGTTATCCTGATGTAACTATTGCTATTATTACAGGTGTGCTGTCATTGGCAGCAAGTTTCCTTGGAGAATTTAAGGAACACTTTAGTCTAGCAGATTCAGGGGACGTAGACCCGACTACTAAGAAACCAGTTTATATTCCAAGAAAGCTATTAGACAGAGAAACACAGCAGCTTTCTACAAGTGCCTTTCAGGTATTATTCCCTGAACACTGTACTAAGCCGGGAGAGGGCACCACAGGTGCATGGGATACCCCTGCTATACAGGGTATCGGTGAAAGAGAACCGACCATTAAAGCGGCCAGTTTAGACCAAGCATTGGCCGGGTGGCACCATAAGATATTAAAGTTGGACGATTGTGTTAATGATGAAAACAGTCGAACAACTACAAGAATTGAAGGCGTAAATAAGCAAATCAGTATCATGGAAGCATTGTTGAATCCTAACGGGTTCAAAGATGTTTTGGGCACATGGTACGACGAAAATGATTATTATGGCCTTAAGATTAAACACGAAGAACTGACTGCCAAAGATGAAGGTATCTCAACCGTAATCGGCTCAGTAGATAGTGGAAGATTCAATAGTAGTACATATACTAAGATTTACCTACGTGCTTGCTGGTGGCCGACCGAAGAAGCAGAGCAATTAGGAAAAATCGAGGAAGAAATGCGTGCCGGGGACTACATACTATGGTTCCCTGAGAGATTAACGTATAAATTCCTAAGTAGTAAGAAAAAGCTAGACCAGTACTTTGCGATTAAGTACTTAAACAATCCTAGGAAGCACCACCAAGTTAAGTTTCCAAGAGAATTGTTGATTCGTAGAACTATCCCTCATAATCAGTTGCCTCAACAGGGTACAATAGTTGCCACAGTAGATACAGCTTATAGCGTGCAAAATTGGGCAGACTACACTGTGATGATAACTGCTTTAATATCAGGCGGAAGATTCTACATAGTCAACATGATTCGTGGTCGATTTAACGAGTACGAGTTACCAGCGGTTATTGCCGCAGGAGTAAACAAGTGGAAGCCTAAGAGATTGTGTATCGAAGACTCCGTTGGGGTCAAATGGATGGGACGTGAACTACGCAGAGAAATGGATAAACTGCGTATTACAGTTCCAGTAGAATTTGTTTCATTAGGTAAGGGAACCAAGGCTAATTCGAAGAAGTTAAAAGCTAAACCAGTCGCCAGATTGTTAGGTGACGAGAGAATGTTCTTTTTGAATTCTTGTGAGGGTTTGGTTGATATCTATAGTGAGTTAGAGAAGTTCACCGGAACCAATGATGATTCCCATGACGATATAGTATCAGCGTTGTCCCTGTTGGCAGAGCAGTTTGGAGCATATGCCGATATGGAGGCAAAAGTAAACTTTACTGAGTCTCAGTACGTTCAAGACAAAAAATCAGCCGCTAGACATGATTTAATTTATGGTCTAGGAAAATACAGAAGATATAATGCTTCCCAAGGGTTTATAGATGACAACCCTAGAACACAGTTTGAACTAGATAAATCCCTTGGTGGAGGGGGAGGACAAGATGTGCATATTGACCCACTTGATGGGATATTTTAAATGTTCTCACCGTAAACATAACAAACAATGCAGACCAGTGCAAATCTGGTTCAACTTTGAACATAACCATCATAAACATCGGTTCAAACACAAAAGGAAACACATGGATATCACTAAAATTGTAGGTCAGACAGTAAATTGCAGCATTCCCGTTGAAGTAAATGCAGAGGGCGTAAACATTCCTATCGTTGTAGCAAACATCGCTTGGAGCGTTGATGACCCGACAGTTGGCCAGTTGACCACTAACACAGATGGAAGTGCGGCAGTATTGGGCCTAAAGGAAGGTACAGTAGCAGTTACCGTAAAGGATACAGTATTCAATTTAACCTTTAGCGGAACTATTACGTTCGCAACTGATACCACTCCTGTGAGTATTTCGTTCAACTTTAGCTAAACTCAATGTGCTGGACATTCACCTTAAACTGTCCATTAGCCTATGTAGCTCAGTCGGCAGAGCAGGGGTTTTGTAAACCCAAGGTCGTGGGTTCGACTCCCTCCAGAGGCTCCATGCGGGGTTAGTATAATGGGATTATGCTAGGCTTCCACCCTTGAGACACGAGTTCGATTCTCGTATCCCGCTCCATTTTAAATATATGGCTCAAATTATTCCAGATTCACCGAATCCTAATGCAGAATTAACTCCACAGGACTATAATTCTGTTGGGGATATTGAGACATTAGATGCCGATGTTAGATTAGTTGTAGGTGCTGCGTCAAAAGCGCAGGACTTCATCATATCTAAACAGTGGCAATTATTGTGGCGAGATGCCGACATGTTGTATCAGTCGCCTCGTCCTATGTCTGTCTATGAGAACACATATGTTCTTGAACCTAATGTGCAGAGATTCACGGTAGGTAAGACAGTAAACAGTATTGTTCCACAGTTGTACAAGGGTTTGTTCTATGCAGACCCTCCAATGATTCTAAGACCTAGACCGGGAACCAAGCAGGATGTGATTGATGCAAAGACTGCTATGGCATCCTATCTGTTAGACTCTTGTAAGTTTAAGTCCGAAGTTAAATGGGGACTTGAGCAGATGGCAGTACTAGGTACTAGTATTTGGAAGTGGGGAATAGAGTACAAAAAAGTATACACTGAGAAAAGAAAAGCCAGTGTTACAAGTATTCCAGAAGGCCCAAATACCGCTAGAACTGAGATAAAAATTGCACTTACGAGTGAACCTCAGATTACTACAGAGGAACGAATTGTTCCTAGACCGTTCTTTGAATATCGACCAATTGAAAGAGTACTGGTAGATGAAAAGACCATGGTTGGGGACATTCAGCACGCTAAGTTCGTGGTAGATTCCCTGTACTTAGATTATTATGATGTAAGGGCTATTAAAGAGGGCGTCGACGCAATGTCAGATGATAATCCAGAAAAGAAAAACTGGAAGTTCCCTAGTGATGAAGAATTGATTACATGGTGGTATCCACCTACGGATAGCGCACCGTTATCGGGAGTTGAGCAAGCGACTGAGGCATTTGGTGTAGTACATCATTCTCAGTTTGAGAACATCAAGATATCTCCTGACTTGCTACGCAAGAAGTTTTTAGTATACGAGTATTGGGATAAAGACAGAAAGATTATCGTAATTGATAAGAAGAAAGCACTCTACAGTGGAGAAAACCCATTTAAAGTGATTCCATTTCTTTCTGCAAACTGGTGGAATCGTCCTAAGGCATTCTATGGAATGGGACTAGGATTGATTGTAGGACAGAATCAACGTGTAGACCAAGGTACAATTAACTCTATTTTGAAGATTTTAAGCTTCGGAGTTAATCCTGTATATTTGCGTAGAAGGGACTCAAATGCCCCTACACAGATGATTCGTACTGGACTTGGAAGAATCATTACCGTCGACACTGATGTAAATGAAGCCTACAAGTTGATGGAAACTCCTAAAGTTCCACCGGATGTTTGGACGGCCTTGAAAGAGTCAGAAAATGCCACAGAGAGTAGTAGTGGCGCTGACCAAATGTTAGTTCAAGGCTCGACGGCTGGCCCACGTACCTCTATGGGGCGCACTGCTGGAGGGGCTGGCATTCTGTCTAGCGCCAGTGCGACTCGACTTGATGGCCCGTTAGACAATTTCATTGACCAAGTTTTTAAGCCATTTCTATATATCCTAGACAAGCTTGTATTCAAGTACATGCCTGATAGTGAGATAATGAATATCCTAGGTGAAGAACTTGGAAAAGACTTCTTAGTAGACATGCAGGACTACCATGATAGCATGGTTGAGTATGAAGTCTTAGCTGGTGCAAGTTTGGCTGCAAAGCGTACAATGTCACAATCATTGACGCTAATCACTCAAATCTTTAACAATCCACAGATTCAAGAGAACCTTGCTGATATTAACGGTGAGTACATAGACTTTAAGCCTATCTTGAACATGTGGATGGAAGCGTCAGAATGGAAGAATCGTAACGATATCATTAAGAAGCTTACTCCTGAAATGATTCAGCGTAGACAAGCACAGTCTCAAGCTGCACAGGCTCAGAGCAAGGCTGCTATGAACGCTCAGTCTAACCAACAGAAGTTTGAGCAGAAACAGGTATTGGACGACCAGTCGACAGACAATAGAATTAAGCGTGATATAGTACGTGAGGCATTCAAGACCGAAGGTGCAGAGGAAGCTGTAGAAGGCGTACCTGCTTCTGGAGGATTAGAAGGTCAGTTGCCACAGGTAGCGTAAGAATAGCTTGAGCCTATCGGCGGAGTAGCCCCCTTACAAACAAGTGAGACGGATAGTAAGGGTAGGAGCAACCGAATGGTTCCGATTTTTCAAGAGGAGACATGGAGTTAGAGTATACGCTAGATTCGGTAGACCAATCGAACCTAGCGTCTATCGTTAAGACGGCGGGATTCAACGTATTATTAAACATAGCGAGAAGTGAGTGCAACAAGTTTGTCACTCACTTACTCAATGTGCCAAGTTCTAAAAGTGATGAAGTTCTAGCGGCACACAATCAAGCACAGACTGCAGCACGTTTGTTGACTCAGTTTATCAACAGAATCAATGAAGAAATGCTAGTCTACAGGGGCGACCCTAATGGAAAAGAACCTATTGA